TCACAGGATGGATCTCAAAGTTACTGCACCAAGTCTTATTGGTCAGACAACTGAATTAGATTTAGCCAAGTTGTTCAGTGCAATACAAACTAATGCACGTAAGAAATTGTCAACGGACAATGTAATCAATATAAATAAAGGAGGTAACTAATGGCTGATATTTCAGACTTTTTATCGATGAATCCAGATGACGTACAGGAGCAGATGCCCTTACCAGAGGGTAGCTACGACTTCGTTATCACATCTTATCGTACGGATAAGGTGGGCGAAAACCAAAATGAGATCGTAAGACTCAACGTCAAGGCAAATGCTGTCTTGGAATCCGAGATCTCAGACAGTGACTTAGATCACTGCGAGCCAACCAGAATGGAGTTCTGGGCAACTTCAAGAGCGTTAGGACAGGGCAACCCTGTAATTTCTATCAAGAAATTCCTAACCAAAACACTCGATATGAGTGGTGCTAACTTTGGCGAAATGCTAGAGCAAAGCATTGGTCAAACATTTTCTGGTGTTGTTAAACACGAAATGGTGGGCCGAAACAAAGACATATTACAAGCTTCTATTAAAAGAATAATTAATAAGGCGGCGTAATTATATGGGTGAGTATGCAGTACACAAGAACATCACTTCGCAGATTGTAGAAGGTGCAAAGATTGCAATCGTCATGGACTATCCAACAGTCAATGAGGTTCGTTTGAATAAAATACTTGCAGGCGATTATCTACTAGGCAAAGTATGCAAACTGGCAGGGATACAGTTGGAAGAATGCATGCTCACCCACGTCTTTCAAAGACGACCAGCACAAGAGAACTTACAAAACTTTTTTCACAAGCGTAGTGAATACAAAGCTTTGTGCAAAGAAACAGATTGGCGAACACCCTATCCGTCCTCAACGTTAGGGTTTCTTAAACAGGAGACGCAACCACATCTGGAGAGGCTGTACAAAGAGTTCAATGATGCCAAACCTAATGTTATTATAGCACTGGGTGCGATGTCATTGTGGGCATTCACAGGGTATGACAAGATTGGAACTTATAGAGGGGCGCTCATCTCCTCTAACACCTCACACATCAGCAATGATATTAAAATAGTTCCATCGTATGCCCTGTCGAGTGTCTCAAGAAATTACGCATTGAGATCTATTGTCTACTCAGACTTTAAGAAAGCATTGCGTGAAGCAGATACAAAAGATATAGTAAACATCGAAAGAGAACTCTGGATTAACCCGAGTATAAAAGATCTAGACACATTTAAACAAGACTTCATAAGAAGAGATAACGCGAAACATCCTTTGGCATTTGATATAGAAACAGCAGGCGGGCGGATAACTTGTATTGGGTTTGCCCCCTCTTCAACCCAGGCCATTGTCGTACCTTTTACATATGGGTACTGGAGTAAAGATGATGAAACAAAAGCGTGGGATTGGGTTAAAGAATTATTAGAAGATGAACAGATTACAAAGGTTGCACAGAATCAATCTTACGATGTGTCTTGGTTAAAATATAAACAGAACATAGATGTAAAAGGCAACGTGCATGATACGATGCACGCACAACATTCCTTACAACCAGAAATGGAAAAAGGTTTAGGCTTCTTAGGCTCCATATACACTAACGAGGGTGCATGGAAAACTCTAGCCAAGTTTTCGCATAGCACGAAAGCCGATGAATAATGAAGCGACCGAACTACTTCTCTGCAAAAGATGTAGACGAGAAGTGGGGCGAAGAAGTAAGTATAGTACGCATGTGGCGTGCTGTCTTGGATCAAGTCCTACAAGATTTAGTTTACGAAGGTAAGGGAAAAGAAGATAAGAAGGCTCATCTATCCGCATGGGAGTGGTTAAATGAGAACAACGAGGGCAGTAACTTCAATGCTATCTGCGATCTTGCAGACTTGGATGATAACACTACTCGTAAAGAAATATATAAACTGATGGAGAAATTTTATGGTAGTAAGTATAGACGAAAACTTGAAAGAAGCCTTGAAGATATTGAAAGGGCCAAGAGAGAAAGAGTATGGAGACAAAAAAGAAAATCATGATAACATAGCTACACTGTGGACAGCGTATCTAGGACCTACTATTACGGCACACGATGTGGCAGTCATGATGTTATTATTAAAAGTCGCAAGGACTAAGTCACCCAACCCAACAAAAGATACCTATGTAGATATGGTAGGATACTCAGCAATCGCAGGAGAATTATTGAATGATAAAAGTAAGTAATAACAATTTAGATCTATCACCATACGATGATGACCAGATAAATTGGATTTACTGTGCCTTGGATTGCACTCTTACTCAAGAGATTTGGGAAAAGATAGAGACAGAATTTGATGACACGACTAGGGGTACATACGATTTTGAAATTAAAAGTTTAAAGCCTGCGATGGCTATGACGTTGCGTGGTTTGAAAGTAGATGAGGATAAAGTAAAAGCAATTAGAAAGCCACTCAAAGAAAAAAGATTAAGACTTGAAAGGATGTTACACTTATATTCTCAAGCTGTATCTGGTAAAGATTTAAATCATAACAGTCCTGTGCAACTTAAGAAATTATTATATGAAGATCTAAACTTACCACCAGTTGTTTCATACAAGAAGGGTAAGCAAAAAATATCTACAGATCGTGATGCATTAGAATCATTGTCTGAATCATATCCAAGAGCTAGACCTTTTTGTAGAACCATACTTGCGTTACGTGACATAGATAAAAACTTAGCAGTGCTAAGTTCTAAGCGTGACACAGACGGCAGGATTAGATGTTCATACAATGTGGCAGGTACAGAGACAGGCAGGTGGTCTTCAAGAGAATCACCATGGCGTACTGGTACAAACTTGCAGAACATAACTAAAGATTTGCGTGAGGTATTTATACCCGACACTAATAAGAAGATGTTCTACGCTGACTTAGAACAAGCTGAGTCACGCGTCGTAGCATACTTGGCTGCTGATCAAAACTATATAGATGTATGTGAGAGTACAGATTTGCATACCGAAGTTGTTAAAATGGTATGGCCAAACATGGGTTGGTCTGGTGATCCAAAGCAAGACAGAGCATTGGCTGATATGAAATACTATTTGCATCACAGTTACCGTGACATATGCAAACGTGCAGGACATGGAACTAACTATGGTGTGTCAGCTCACTCTTTAGCTAGACAGATAAAGATCAAAGTGTCGCAGGCTACTAGATTTCAGTTGCTTTATTATGGTGGTGTGATATCATCTACCAGTTTAGAAAGATGGCATAAGCAAGATCCACAAGGTGGATACAAAGAGTTAATTGATCAAGGAGAGAAGATAGGAAAAGATATACTAAAAATAAAGGGGGCATTCCCAGGGATACGTGTGTGGCACAAGACTATTCAAGATGAATTAATTGAGAAGGGTAGTTTAGTTACACCACTTGGTAGACGAAGACACTTTTGGGATAGACTAAAAGATGCTTCTACTTTACGAGCGGCAATAGCTTTCGTTCCACAGTCTACAATAGGTGACTTACTTAACTTAGGCTTGTGGAAAGTATACGATGAATTACGAACCGAAGGTGTAGAGATACTGGGTCAAGTGCATGATGCGATACTTGGCCAGTGTGACAAGGACAAACTAGATGATCTTATGCCTAAGGTTCTGGAGAAGATGCACAATCCATTGATGGTTGGTGGACGCAAAATGTTAATACCTTCTTCCGTAGAGGTGGGAGATAATTGGAAGGATATGGAAACATGGACGATATAAAAAAGATATATGTAGAAGATGGAAAGATTATAGTTAAAGAACCAAACGCTACAACTACATGCAATGGTGCTGAAATACAAGGGCCGTCTGTTGTAATGCAAGACGAAGATAAAAATGTGTGGATAGAAACAGAAGCTAAGATTATAAAGATGGTGAAGATTCCTGCTCAAAATATTACAATACAGAATGAAAAGTAATGGCCAGAAATTTCAAAGACTTTATAAAAGCATCTGTTGATGCTATAAAAGATAGCCCGATACCTAAACCGTTTGCTAAGTGGACAGCTTTGTCTGCTCTCTCTGGTGCTATGGGTAGAAGTGTGTGGTTTCCTATGCCGAACTATAACATAGGTTCTAATCTTTTTGTCATACTGATTGCATCGCCTGGTCGAAACAAATCTGTTAGTTTAATACTACCTTTCTCAAAAGTATTTAGCAGACTTACTTCACCAGTTGGTGCTACAGAAGATGATCACAATTTTAATTCTGGATTGGATGAGTATGGTTTACGTAAGTATCCTTTGTATAGTATCCAAGATAGAATAACACCAGAGAAACTTGCGGTTGATATGACAAAGATTACTCGTATGGATATGCGTTTGGGTAATGAAGAAAATGGTTTTGAATTTTATGATTCATCATTGACTCTTGT